TACGCCTGTCGCGGCAATGCCCCCAGCCGCCGCTTCAGCCGCAGCGGGCGCAAACGCCCCGAGTGCCGCAGAGCCGCCGACGAAGGCGCCCAGGCCCATCAAGGCATTGGTGAACTGATCGCCCCAGGGACTATAGGTGTCATAGCTGTTGCCCGCATAGTACATATTGTCGAGCATCATCTGGATTTGTGGGTCAGACTGGTCCAGATACGGGGCCAGGCGTGCATACCCCAGGCTGTGCTGCAGCCATTCCATCGGCCCCACATCCGGGTTGCCAATGGCATCGCCGCCATAGACATTATAGGGCCGTGGGCCAGGCGCGCCCTGGGCATTCGCCGTCAAGACCGCCTTAATGTACTCGTTCCAATTCGCGTAGCCTTGCGGGATATCAGGAAACGATGGTTCAAACGCCTGGGGGTTGACGGTACGCCAATCCATTTGTTCGGGATAGGGCTCGGTGCGCCAGGTGCCTGCCATGTCTCTCTCCTACGGGGAACCAGTGACTTGCCGCCCACTGGCGCGCACCGTCACGACCGTATTGGCGGATGCGGACATCCGCAACGTCTCGCCGACTTCGAGCGTATGGCCCACCAGTTCCGCAAAATGATAGGAGGCGTTGGCGCCAATCGAGACCGCCGACACCAGCTTCGTCGTGTTATCCGCTGACCCACCAGACGGCACCAGATAGGCGTCCACGGTACGGCTCGAGCTATCCAGATTCGTGGCCGTGATCTTATCCAGGATCACCTTGTTCCCGGCTGTCAGGAGCGTCGAGACCGTCGTGGACAGTTGCACCGGGGCAAAGAGCCGGGCCGGACTGGAGGTCAGTGCCATTTACGCACCTTCTTTACTAGAAGCGGTACGTCGTCTCTGGTATACTTTCACATCGGTTACGGCTAGCCTTCGCGAGGCGAAAACAGGCACCCTACCTGCTGCCGTAGCTCTCTCACGAGGGACCACACAGGGAGTGGAACTATGCCCCGCCGTCTCAATCTCATCGATCACGTTTTTGGTAGACTCACAGTACGAACTGAAGCGCCGAAAGATACACGCGGGAACCGTAAGTATGCGTGCGTCTGCACCTGCGGGAATACGGTTGTTGTCTATGGTAGCAACCTGCGGAGAGGAAATACGCAAAGCTGTGGCTGTTTGAATCGCGAAGTCGTCACGACACATGGGCATGCGAGCAATGGACGCAATACGCCAGAGTACAGCTCGTGGAGTGCCATGATGGCGCGCTGTTATAATGCACACAACCAAGCATTTGCGTCCTATGGTGGTCGTGGTATTGTCGTTGCAGAACGCTGGCATACGTTTGCACACTTTCTTGCGGACATGGGACCACGCCCGCTGGGTCATACATTGGATCGCTATCCCGACAACAATGGTCCCTATGCTCCTGACAATTGCCGGTGGGCCACGATGCGCACGCAAAGCAGAAATCGGCGCAACAATACCTTGGTGACGATTGGCGAGATCACGATGCCGGTGAGTGCTTGGGCAGAGGCTCATGGCATGGATCGCGCCACGTTGCTGTATCGAGTGCATACCCACTGGCCGCTTGATCATCTCTTTGATCCACCTCTTAAAGGACGCCAGAAACGCCCGCACTAGCCTGGGTCATAAAGGCTCCACGCCAAAAGCCCCCATCGGCATGCCCATGCCCACGGGACCCACATCGGGAGACGTTGGGATAAGTGCGGCGTCAAAGGATGGCGGTCCATACCCAAAGTCACTGGTAATCGCGGTCACGTTCTGCGTAATCTGCACAATGGTTTGACTGTTGATGTTGTGTTCACCTACGAGCTGCGAGAAAAACCGCTGCGTCACCTGACTCCACTGCCCACTGGCCAGATCGGCTTGCAGCACCGTCATCATATTTTGCGTGAGCGGTAACGCCATCGCCGTCTCCTACGCTTGCAATACGGTATAGTCGCTCACGGCCCCGAGGATCACCCGTTTCACTGGCGATGTGATGCGCACCGCCAGGCGTCGATCATACGCGGACCCAAGCTGGCGCCATTCCACCTGCGTGCGCACCGCCCCGAGAGGCCCCAGGGGCATGGGCCGTTCCACCGGCCAGGTCGCACCCCCATCATTGGAGAGCCGCAGCACAATCTGCGGATCTTCGCCGGGCTCAACCCCGCCATCCAACCCCACGCCGACGTCACAATCCAGTTGTAGCCGCTCATGCCGAATCCGGCTGAGGCCCTGGGCGTCAAAAAAGGGCGGCAGCACGGCCTCAAACACGAGGGGATCGCCCGCGTTGGTATACGTGCCCTGGTCGAGGCTATAAATGCGCCCATCGGCGTAATCGCCTACCAAATGCTTGCCAAACGCGAATGTGTAGCAGTTCGCCCGGTGGCGTCCAAGCTGCCCCGTGGCCGGATCGAGCGCGGCCCGTTCATGCCAGAGGCCCGTGGTGGTGTCATACACCCAGGTCATGTTGCCACTAGGGAGCGTCAGCCAGTAAAACAGATGCCCACCCTGTTGCTGGCTCCAGCCAATGGCATCACTGAGCGTTGGGGCCCGCTCCAGCGCGACTTCCACCGCATGCGTGGAAATGCGTTGCGGGGTATAGCCCTGCGCCTGCATCACCATCCCCTGGCCTTCCAGATTGCGCGCGAGCCAGCAGACCGTTTCGCCCACCCGTGCTGGCGCAAAGGGGGCGGCGCTGCCCTGGTGGATAAAGACGCCCTGATTGCGTTGAAACGGGGTATCGGGATCACCCGTATCAAAAAAGACTTCCGTACTCGCCACGCCAAAGCACCAGAGTTCGCGGTGCACTACCAGGAGACTCACGAGGGCATCCGGGGAGCCTTCCGCCGAGGTAAAGCTCAAGGGGTCCACATCGACGCTGAGCAGGTCGGTCCAGCCAAATTGCTGGGTGCCCACCTGATCGAAGAGAAAATAGTTGTCGAGGATGCCAAGCTGGCTTGCGACGGGCATATCCAGGTCTGGCACGACCGAAAAGACATTGGTTGCCAGCGTGAGGACATAGGCGCGGACCCCATCCACCAGCAGCATCTGCAGCCCGTTATCGCGCATGCTCACCGGCCCGGCAAAACTGGTCAGCACCCCGAGGAGCAGCTGCGACCCATCGGCAAACAACTCGAACACCCCATTGCCGCAGACCACGAAGAGTCGCCCATTCGAGGCGGTATAGAGACTGCGGACCCCGCCCGAACCAAACACGCGAGCAAACACCGTCAGGCCCGGTGCGCCGTACAACGCCAGGGCCGTCTTCCCTTGCTGCGAGGCTTCGACTTCGGCGTAGCCATTGACCATGCGTAAGCCACTCACCCGGCTCGACCGTGCCGTTGCGGATTGGCCAATCCAGGCGACACGCGCCATCCTAGAACCCTCCACTGAGCCATTCGCGGGAGAAGCTATAGAGACTGCCTGAGCCCGCCATGCTACCACCCATCGGGATATCCGTCTGCATACGCGGCACACGAATGTTCAGCGTCTGGACTTTGCTCTTACTTTCCATCGCCCCCGCCACAAGGTCATCCCGCCCGGCCAGCACGCCGGGATATTCCGAGGCGAGATCCAGCGCCAGGTTGTATTCCAGCATGCGCAGGTAGCCTGGCGCCAGCACCAGCACCGTATCCAGGGTCTGCTCGGTGCTCCAGGGATGCCACAGGTAGCAGACCATCTGGCCATTCCCGGTCGGCGTGGGGGAGACATAGACCGTCCCGAGCGGCACACTGGGCTCATAGAACACGGCACAGGGCAGCGTCCCTGCGACGGGCACGGCCCGGAGGGCTTGGTAGTCGGCATGATCCTGGAGCAACGTCACCGGCAATTCCGTCTGTGTGGAGGGCTCAACGTACCATACCGCTTCAAGCCGCACGGGGCGGGGTGTCCCGGCCCCATACAGCGGTGTCGTATTCCAGGTACCCCCCGGACCCAGGGTGTACGACGCCGTGTTGCCCACCAGACCAAACACCTGGCGGTCAATCACATAGACCAGGAGTTGTTCGGTAGCCCAGCCATCCAGGAGGGAGTTGAGCACCCGCAGCGCGCCCATGGCCTGGGATGCCGAGGGCGTTTCGCCTTCGCTCAGGATGCCGAGCTTGAGCAGCGCGGTCGTGACCAGATCACGCACCGTCATCGTGATCGTCCTCCCATTGCAGTCGGTACCGGCCACAGGCACACCAGGCTG